AGGTAAAGGGGGGTAAAAACAAGTAGAATCAAGGAGAAAACACCTAAAACTAAGTAATTTCTTTATAATTATGGTATGGAAGAGCTTTTATCATCAGCACTTATCCTGGTTGCGAGTATATCTGCTGGTATTTCCTGTATGTTCGTTGCTCGGAGTCGGTCTGTTACTAACAAACACTCTCGGCAGCGCATCAAAGACTTTGAAAATGATATTAAATATTTAGCAGACCGTAAAAAAGAAGGCGATGCTGAACACGCACTTGAATTAAAAAGATTAAACGGAGCAGTAAACAGATTGAAAAATGGGAATACAGTAACCGATTCAGACATGAAAGACTCTGGTCTGGGCGAAGTTATCATGCAGTTGATACCAAAGAAGTATCAAAAGGCTGCATCCTTCCTTGTTCCGCAGGTTGAGGAAGCAGTTAAGAAAGACCCTGCTATAGTTGAACGAATTTATGAAAAAATCAAATCTGCCAACACCAGTAATAAGCAGACCGAACCTGGAACTCAAACTCAAGGAGTACAAACCCTGTGATTGTTGTGCAGATACAGAAACAGGCATCCCGCATGGCATAGTAAGAACTGTAGATTTACAGACAGGTTCTAACAAACTAGACCCTATCTATAATACAACTATTGATTGTCCAAAGTGTAAAGGTGAAAAATATGTTTGGGTCTAAAATGACCAATTATCTGAATTTTTACGCCTAGAAACACGCCTTTTAAGACCTGTATAGGCTCTTCTTGCTGTTTTTCGTACTTGTCCTTTTCTTGTAGACTTAGTATTTTTCCGTCTTTTCTTTAATCCTTCATAAGCTCTTCTTGCTGTTTTTCTTTTCATTCCTTTTTTGGTTCCTCTAAGTCGTTTCATTTTACGGCCCCATGCTTTTGCCTCCTTAGAACCTTTTTTTATGATAAGTCAACCCCTAAATTTTCATACCAGTTTCGGGCCTCTTCACTAAGTGGAAGAGTGATTGGCGTATCCCATCCTATTGTAGTAGTTCGAATATTTGTGCCTCCTACATCAAATCTGCTCCCTGGTGTAGCTTGCTCACCACCGACCATAGTCCACGTAGGGCTACCACCTCCTCCAATTGCTTCTTGTGCTACTGGGGAAACATTAGCAGAACCAGACGCTAAACTAGAAAATCTTTCAAATAAATTTGCCACTTCCCAAACTGGCTGAAATAGACCCGCTAAACCTGAACCAACCCCACGTCCTAAACTGCTTATGGCTGAACCAGCAGCACCTACTGAACCTAAAGTAGAAGTTAATGCACTGGCTGTTTGTTGGGCGTGGGCTGGTCTAGTAATAGCATTTACTAGAAAGAAGAGGCCCACACCAGCGGCTAAGAGTGGCAGTATCTTCGAGAAAACAACCATATCTATTTAAAATAAGAATACTTATTAAGTCATTCTCTATTCTTAGAATGTAGAATGGCATTTAAACTAAAAACAGGTAAAACAGTAAATAAGATTCTAGCTGGTGCAGGCGTTGTTACACTATTAGGTCTAGTGGGCAATATGGTCGCACCTGGATTCATGAACTCAACAATGGGTAAAGCAGTCGAAGGTATTGCTGCTTATTCAGTTGGGGGAGTAGAATCTGTGGTCGGTGCAGCAGCAACAATGTTCGCTGGTGGCCGTACAACATCAACAGCTTTAGATAATACCCTCACGGAGAGTCTTTAAAATGGCTGTACCGTTAATGAGAAGTTATACGACAACATCAGCCGTAGTAGGTCTTAACGTTTTTGGACTATCTACTGATGATATTACTGGACTAACAATAACCCAACTTAACAGAAGCAATGTAATTCTTGACGAAGTTTCAAATCCAATTCCAGTCGCAGGAGATTTTTATCAAAACAGATTATTGATTAACGGATTAGAATCTGGTGTGACGTTTTTCTCAGCATCTTCAGACCCTAACTCAGCCGGGAGGGTCGTACCAGGTCCAGTTCCGATAGAAGTGGGCAACATGGCTGGAGGAAAACAGGTAGCATACAACTCTGTTCAAAATGCAGGAGTCGCAGCAAATTATTCTTTCCTAATTAAATACGCTAATCTATTTTAGATAATGCCACAAGTAATTCAAGGATATCGTGTAAACGTTAAGCCATCAGATACAACGGCTGAAAGCACAATGGTCGCTGACATTATTCTAGCCGGTACAACACAAACAATTCATTATCCAACACAATACCGAGCCTATGCAATTTCAGCAGCAATTAAAAATCAGGATGCCCTTAACCGTTGCAGTTTTTCAATTAATGGTCAACCGGCAATTCAATTATCAGCAGGTGCAGACCAAAACATAAACAATCAAAGTATTGTAAGTATTCAGATAGTAGCAGGTGCAGCAGGCACTACTGACATTTTAGCTCAAGTTACACCAATTTATGTAAGTACAGAAGCCGAACGATTTAACAAGGCACGAGGTTAAACAATGGGCTTTTCTGGCGGAGGTTCTAATGTTCTTTTACCACATTCCCATGATGGACGTGTTGTCCAAGATGGAGGGCCACTTGACTTCAATTCCATTACACAATCTCAATCATTAGCCGGACAAGTTTTTTATTCTGATGGTGTAGCATTACAACAGTTAGCCTATCCTGGTGTTCCTGCAGGGGAAATACTTACTGCAGCAGCAGCAAGTACAGCACCGTCTTGGGTGGCAAGTGCATCGGCAACACCTGTTTATGAAGAAATAGCATCAACTACTTTGGGAGTTGACACTAATGACATTACACTTACATTTGCAGCCGTTAACGCTTCGGATGTTGCGCAATTTGTGTTTGTATTTAATGGAGGAGTGGCTACTGCAGGAGAGGAACTGCAGGTTCAGGTCAACGGTTCATCTGCTGCACAATATTATATGCAGCGATTAGATATGGCAGCCGGTGCAGGTGCTTTTAGTCAATGGTCAGGGGAAACACACTGGAAGCCATATAGGACACAGGCTTTAGGAGCTAGAGTATTTGGGCACATGAATTTACAGGTCGACCAAACTAGCCAAGTACCAAATATTCTTATGAGCTCTACTTTTATTGGTGCAGCAGGAATGGCACAGTATTCTGGTAATGTAGATATTACAGCCACTTCTTTATCAGAGATTAAAATTTATGCTGGTAATTCAGCAGACCCTCTTATTACAGCAGGAAGTACGGCAAGTATATTTAAAATAAACATATGATAAAAAAAATAAAGGAAATTTTAAGATTTATTCTTTCAATTTTTTATAACAAGAAATAATTATTTGTTATCTTCTTGTGTTAGTAATAATTCTATATTGATAATTCGTTTTTCTAAACTTTCTATTGCATCTTGATGAGTTTGGACTAGGGCTGCTTCTACCTTATACGCTTCCTGTAGTTGCACAATAGCAGCATCAAGTGTTTTAAAATCCCTATCATGGTTTTTTATCCACTGGAATAATTGTTTCAAATCACTTTCGATTATTTCCATTTTCATTTTAAAACACCTTCCAACAAACAGCAGCGTCACGTGAACATTTTACACAAATATCATTAAGACAGTTTTTTTGTAAATAGACTTTACATACTCTACATTTTTCTCTGGGAATAATTTCAGTTGTCATGATTCTAAAATCTTAACCCGTCTTTTTAATTCTGATAATATCTTCTCTTTAGTAGATTCTGTCAGATATGGTAGAAATAGGGATAGTTCTTTAGCACTAGTCCATACATTTTGAGCTACTAGTCCATTCAAGATTCTAAGCCCTCTTCTATTCCTATTTGTTTAATACAATACATTATAGTTTCATTGGCGTTTTTCTTTCCTGTTGTGTTTCGCACCTGGTCAAGTAAGGCCCAATAACTAATTGGTATGGAAATAGTTTTGGCAACCTTTGTTTCCTTTTGTGCAGCCTTTAATCTTCTGGCTCTTTCTAACGGTGTCACGTGGTCGGGATTAAACATAATAATGCTAAGCCGCCCCTACTATAAAATAATATATATTAAGAATAATTGACCTGAATATACTTCCAGCCCCCTTCTTTTTCGTCCCCAGCCGATACCATATCCCCTAGGAGTGTACCTACGGTGAGACTTTTAAGACAAATTCAAATAATCATTAGGTTAGTTAGGCGTTTTTGTCAACTAAAACTAGGTAAAGGGGGGTAAAAACAAGTAGAATCAAGGAGAAAACACCTAAAACTA